ATCGGAAAGTAAGATGCTTGGAATGTTTCAGGCATTCGGACACACCTACGACATTGACCAGTTAGAAGGAGAGCTTGAATTCGCAACAGACAAAGGATGGACAATGTTGATAAATGAAATCAAAAATGAAATAGAAAAACGATGATGGAATACGTTATAAATTTACTTGAAAAAGATAAAGCTATTTTAGAAAAGTGCCTTACTGAATGGGAATCAGAAGAATATCCAATAGCAAAAAAAGAACGTGAAGATAAATTAACAGAAATAAATAAAGCAATTAATATTTTAAGAAACTAACGATGAAAAAGAAAATGGAAACAACAGAAACAGTAGAAGAAAAATTAAATTTTTCTTTAAATTATTTAGCAAATTATATTGAAAATAATTATGTTACAGGAACTTCTGTAACTACTGCATTTGGTGAAATGAAAATAAAAAATAAAAAATGGCAGATACAAATTAGGTTAGAATGTGATGATATTATTGATACAAGAGAAATATTTCAATCTAAAAAATATTAGCAATGAAAAACTTCACCCACCACAAACACGAAGGCGATGCACTATGTGGCACATCGGCAATCAACCTGACAACAAAGCAACATCTGGTGAGCTGTCCCAAGTGTCTTGATCTGAAACCATACAAGGTCACTATGCCTGAAAGAAAAGTAAGAACGATACCTGAAAAGAAAGTAAGGCAGAAGCAAAAGAGTGGAAGGGGATCGTGGAATAGTGGCATATCAAATCATTCACAGGAGTTGATTGATGCGGTGTACATCTATTGGCTGAACAACAACGAGAACAGCTCAACTGTTATTGGCAAATTATTTGACCTTACTGACATACAAGTGTTAGAAATAATCAACAATAAATTAAAAAGAAAATGATACAAAAAGAAATAACATCAAGAAGACCAAGAGCCATGACAGCATCGCAGCTCACAGAATATCGTGATAGATTGCTTGAATTCAGAACGAGCAGGGACATGGATGATGTTGACAAGTGGGTATGGTTGCCAAAGTTAGAGGCAGAGATATTAATGCTTGACAAAGAAATCAAAAGACACTTACTAACGAGACACGCAAAATGAATCAACGAGCATACTTCAACATCATAACACCTTCCAACGAGGAAGCAGAGTTATACATCGATGTGTACTGGAATGAGGAGGTCGAAGATTCAGAAAAGGTATTGGTAGAGTGGGGAGTGTTGTGGAGCAATGCGTTGACACAACCATCATTCATAACCAGAGAAATACTAATCGAGAAAATGAACAAGATTGATTATAGCTTATAACTAACAAACAAAATTAATATAAACCTGACAATGAAAACAACAGAAATTAGCAAAGAAATTAAGACACAAGCTGAAATTGAAGGTCAAAGAATTTTTGACAACAATCAGAAAAGAAACAGACCAAGTTATCAGAAAAGAAAGAATGAGTTGGAAATTGACATACTTGGTGCAATGGGAGAGTTAGCGGTCTGCGAGGTGTTGTCAAAACATAAACGAGTTTATAAAAGAAATAAATCAGAGGTAAACTATCCAGTTAAGGAATCTGATATAATTGTAGATGGAAACATAACTATTGATGTTAAAGCAGTAGCATCGCATTCGCATGATTGGTATATTAATAAGAAAGCATTTTTAGATACTACAAAAGACAAATCAGATTTCTATTGGATGATTAAGTTTGTTGATAATACTAATGTTTATTATGAAATATTTACAAAGGATGAAGTGTCAAAATGGAAAACAAGAAAAAGCACATACACAGAAGTGCTGTATGCTAATTATAGAGATTAAACTTTTTAAATAAGACAAATGATACGCATAGAATTAGGGCAAATAAACGAAATGAGCAGTACAGAAATAGGGCAATATATTATTTGAGTAAACAAAAATATTTTAAAATATGAAACCAGAACAACAAATGCACAGGTCATTGTGTGCGTGGTTAAAGATTGCCTATCCTTACGCATACTTTGATTCCGATCCATCAGGACTGCGAGTGTCAGTTGGACTTCGTGCCATACTGAAATCAACACGAAGCAACCATGCACACCTTGACCTATTCATCGCAGAGCCAAGAGGTCAATATCATGGAATGTTCATCGAGTTAAAATCTAAAACACCATTTAAAAAAGATGGCACACTAAAAAAAGATGCACATCTTGAATCACAGGCACAGACAATGGCTAACCTAACAACAAGAGGTTACTACTGCATTCATGCTTGGAACATTGATGATGCTATCAAAGAAATTAGGTGGTATCTAAATAATACCTAAATTTGAAACGTGAGCAAAAACGATGCAATCAGTTCAATAGCAAAGAGTAAGTCATTGAAATCAATGGCTTATAAGTTTGTCGGCTCATCAAATTACGAGGACTTATTCCAAGAGATGTTGCTACGACTACTGAACATGCCAGAAGAAAGAATCATCGAGCTGCAAGAGAATAAACAATTAGAAAGATATGCCTATGGCATCATGACAAATGAAGCATTCAATCCAAATAACAAGTTCCGCAAGTTATACGAGATAGACATTGTAAAAATTGAAGTTACCACACAAAAGATAGTTGACGAACAGCAGGAGGGAATCAAAGCCACATTGAAAGAAATACAAGTTGCAGAAGAAAAGTATGGTTTTGTAAACGATCAAGTGATAAAGTTTGAACGCACATGCGACAAGGTACTGACTAATGCAAAAAAAGATTTGAAGCAATACGAGGCGGTGTTAGCTGCTAATGCCTATTTAGAGTTAGGCAATTACAGAAGGGTGTCGGTGCATACAGGAGTTAACAAAATGACTATTCACAGAATGGTAAAAGATTTCAAAGAGATAGCAAACGACAACTCAATGATAAAAAACAAATGATAAAAATAGGCATCGTAAAAATAAAGGGCAACGCACAAAGTGAAACAGGCATGGAGCTGTATAGACTTGTGATTCCTTATGGAGTTATAGCACAGGACATAGAAAATTACCAAGTCAATGCGTGGAGTTATGATGAAGTAAGAAACTGCGAAAATAAAGATTTGGACTGCGACATCTATGTGTTTAATCGATTGCATTACATTGACCTTGCACAAAAAATAAAGAGATGCGGTAAGAAGTTAATAATTGACATTGATGACATCTGGACATTAGACAAGACACACACGCTGTTCAATGATCCAAGAACAAGAAACTATGACAAAGAACTTGAGCAATGTTTTGCATTAGCTGACCTTATCACCACATCAACACCATTACTTGCTCAAAAGATATTTGAAAGGTTTGGGCATATTGCACAGGTTATAAAAAACACCATACCAGAGAACTTCATAAACTTCAACAGCGAGAAAGTGCCACACGATAGATTGAGGTTTGGATGGGTGGGTGGGGTGTTCCATACCAAAGACATTGAACTAATGAAGCAAGGCATTGAGAAAATCTATGCTACAAAAAACATTCAAAAGAAATATCAATTTATTTTAGGTGGCTTTAATTTCAATCAGGAGTATGTGGACTATGAAAAGATTTTCACATCTAACTACAAGCTGAATGCAACATGGGATGGGGACTACATGGACTACTTGAAGAACTTCACACCGATGGGTGAACATATCGGACAAGACAAGCAATACAGAAGGTTGTGGGGGAGAGATGTGGATACTTACGGTAGGTTGTACAGGCACATCGATGTGGCATTGATACCATTGCAAGATTCGCCATTCTCAAACTGCAAGAGTGAGCTGAAACTTATTGAGGCAGGGATGACTGGCTGTGCTGCGATAGTGTCAAATGTATTGCCCTATTCAAACTACCTTACACACGACAACTGTTACCGAGTTAACACAGCAAACGATTGGCACATGGGAATTCGTACCTTGCTAAACGACAAAGAGTACAGGCAAGATTTAATTGATAATTTAGCCGATGACATCAGAGATAATTTTAACAATGTTGTTGAGGTGCGTAAATTAAAATCATACATTCAAAACTTATGAAAATAGGAATCGGAATAACCACATACAACAGACCTGCACATTTGAATCTATGTTTGTCACAGATGAATAAACACATGCCAAAGGATGCGATGCTATTTGTGGCACACGATACCAACAAAATGGGGGTGGCACACCAGAAAAACAAATGTCTGGAAGCATTGAAAGAATGCGACTATGTTTTTCTATTTGATGATGATTGTTTTCCAATAGAAGATGGATGGGCGGATGCGTATATATCCGAATATATCAGAACAGGCAACCATCACTTCTTAAAGATTAATGAAATGCCGACAATAGAAATAAGGGCAGTTATTGATGGCATTACTTCGTGGAGTAATTGTGCAGGGTGCATGATGTTCCTGACAAGATCAGCAATTCAAACCGTTGGAATATTCAATGAGGACTTTGGTGTCTACGGCTTTGAACATGCAGACTACACCAATAGAATCCACAAATTAGGATTTACAATGTTTGGACAATATTTGTCATGCAAAGGAAATGAGAAAATCTACGCATTAGACCTGCAAGGTGTTGGCACATTTAACATTAACCACAAGTCATCTATGCCATTCAAAGAAATGTTAGAGCATGTAAAGAAAGCAGAGGCAGTTTATAGAGGTTTCAATTTGAAACCTTAAACCAAAATCAACTATGAAAATACTTATAAAATATCCATCACGAAATCGCAAAGAGAAATTCTACGACACATTGAATAAGATGAAAGCAATGGCGAACAATCTTAACGATATTATTTTTCATTTTACCATTGATGATGATGAAGTTCAAATGTACTTTGTCGAAACACTTGGAGGCAAGAGCAACAATAAGATTCACGCTGTGAATAGAGATGTGCCTGATAGCGATTGGGACATTCTGGTTGTTATGTCTGATGACATGGTGTGCATTACTCAAGGGTGGGATGACATCATTCGTCAAGACATGAATGAGAACTTTCCAGATACAGATGGGGTGCTACATTACAACGATGGAAATCAGAAAGCAAATGTGATGACAATGTCCATCATTGGAAGGAAATATTATCAGAGGGATGGGTACATCTACAATCCAGAGTATCAATCGCTGTGGTGCGATGTGGAAGCAACGGAGGTAGCACACATGAGAGGCAAGTACAAGTACATGGGTGATGCCACAATTCTATTCGCACATCACCATCCTGCGTGGGGTTTCTGCCTACACGATGAGCAGTATCGCAAAACTGAATCACCGTACTATTGGCAAAAGGACAGGCAAGTTATAGAAAATAATCGTGCTAAAAACTACGGATTGAAAGAAAATGAAATAATAAATCAATTTAAATATCAAAACTTATGATAGATTACACACAACAACTGGAACAGGATGTCATTTTGAACTACTTTGAAAGCAAAGAGCATGGCATTCTGCTTGACATCGGAGCAAACGATGGAGAAACATTCAGTAATTCAAGAGCATTGATTCTCAACGGATGGGCAGGTGCATTGGTTGAGCCAGATCCACAGCCATTATATAAGTTAGAGAAATTGTATTATCACAATCCAAGCATTCAGATAATCGACAATGCCATTGATAACTACAACGAGAAAATTATGATGCACTGTTCAGGCACACATTTGAACATGGGTGACATGGGGTTGCTGTCAACGATCAACGAGAAAGAGAAAGACAGGTGGCACAACGAAACATTCACAGAGGTAGAAGTTGATGTGATTGACTTCAAGACATTGCTTGACAAAACAAAGCTCACTAAAATAGATTTTATCAGC